AAGCGGCTCTAATTGCGGTTGTTTTCGCTCCCATTCGTCTTTACCAACCAAAAGGCCATTCCACTCCTTGCGCATGTCACGCAAGCGATATTGGAAGCCAGATCGGTCAGATATACCATATGCCCATTTTCCAGTGGCATATTTAGACATAACGGTAGCTCCTTAAATCAGGCGCTACTCGGAAAGATGCACGATCTCTATCCTCGTCCATTGCACGGTTCATTTCTTCTTCATAGGTAGCTTTTAGCAATTGAGCGCGGTCTGGAGCACGTTTCATAGAGATATAATACGCCAAACCAGCGGCTAAAGCAGGGTAAAAACGGAAGGGAACTTGCGTTGTATTAGTGAATGAATCAGCATCATCCATGCGCACTAGAGCGTCATAAATCACCAAATCAGTGCTATTATCAGGTAAAGGCCACATTTGAAGCACTGGATTTATCTGCCTATCAACAAAAAACTGTGTCGGGCGTGCAACTGTAGACTTTGTTGGTATATTTAGGTATTCATCACGACTTATGCGATTTAGGGCATAATCTGTACCATCTCGTCGTATAACAAGTGATAATATGTCAATTATCTCAGCACCAAGAGGCTCATTACCATCGCCTTTTGTTACAGTAAAGTTTCTTTGTGCAATTGTCCATTGATTTAAGCCTCTATTGGCCCAATCAGCAAACATTATATTCATAGAACGTTTTGCAGTTTTAAGATCGTATCCTGTACGCACTTCTAAGCCGCAACGCTCAAAAGCTTCCTCAATGTAGTCTGCTACATCTAATTCAAAGTCTTTTGAGCCTGATACAGTCATTTTATCCCTCGTTATAAAGGTTATCAAAAACCTTGTTAACATCTAATGTGTAGTCTAAATCAGATTTAGAATAATGTATATGCTGAGATGGTTTAAAGTCAGGAGCGCCTTCTCCCGTCTGGAACCACGCAGGGTGCGTTACGCGCACACGGTTGTTAGGTAACGCAACAATATTACCCGTCCACTCACCAGCATCTAATAGCTGAAGTACATGGTTTTGCTTATGTTGCGCTGGATCGTCAGCGACCTCGCTATCTGTGTAATCAACGGTAAATAGATACTTTGCAGGGTGCATTTCACCGTTAATTTTCGCCATCCACGGGCAAGGAGTGGTTCTATCCATAACATAGACAGAATTAGTATGAGAGGCGCAATCCCAAGGCTGTGCGTCATATGTTTTCATAGGTTCAGGCCATTCTTCTAAGGGAATATCACCTACAAGTGCAGTTATTGGCATTCTAGCCCACATTGCACCACCATGCACTGTGTCTTCATCTTCGCCTTCGGCCTCATTTCCAGTAAATATAACCTGAAAACTTAAACATCTGTTTGGTATTGTTGTTACACCAATGACCATAGCGTGCAGGAATTCGCCGTGATAATCCTCATGATTATGAGTGTATTCACGACGAACCCATGCCTTAAAATAAGGTATATTGCTGTGCAAATAAGCCATATTTTTAAGTTGCTTTTACTATTTTATAGCCCTTGGGAAGTGATGCTCTTGCTGAAGCAAGTGATTTTTTACCACCAGCGGCTCCACCTTTTGTCATACGCATGACTTTTTTGCCACCAGTAGCTCCACCTTTGGACATACGGCGAACTGTTTTACCACCAGTAGCTCCACCTTTAGACATTTTCTTAACTTTGCCACCGCTTCGGTAGCCTTTTTTCTTCATAGCCATGATAAACTCCTTATGATTGGCTTACAGCGCCTGTTGTGCGCTTTCTTCGGTTGGACATTATTTTACCGCAACCCCTTGCAACAGCAGTGCCGGGTACGTTTTTACCATTAAACTTACGTTTAGAATTAGTTTCTACAGCACCACCATTTTCCATGTTGCGAACTTTTGCGTTTTTAGTATTTGAAACCACAGTTTTTCCCTTTGCTCCTGCACGTTTCTTCTTTGCAGCAGTTGCGCGTCGCTCTTCTTTAGAAAGAGACATAGCTTTGCTTTTAGGTAAACATCGGTCAGGGTTTTTCTTGTCTTTAGAAGTGCCGCAAGGTCCCTTAATAGACCCGTCAGAGCCTATTCGAACCCAGTTCTGTTCGCGCCATTTCTTTAGCTCGCCCATTTAACTTTTCTTTCTAGGAGAACGCAGCATTGTTTTTAGGGTTTTTGCTTGTCCAGCATGAAGCTTTGAAGCTTTTTTTAAACCCTTTACAACCTTCTTAACTTTTCGTTTGTTACCTTTACTTAGCATTATCCCTTTTTCCTTTTACTTTTCTTAGCGTAATTGGGGTCTTTGCAGTATTTAGAAGCAGCCATATTCGCATAAGCACTTGGATATGTATCAAATGTTCGTTTAGCCCACGCCTTTCCAGCAGGACATATTTTACTGCCTTTAGATTTTTTTGAAGCGGCCCCACCTTTTCTAAAGTAACTTAAACCTCTAGGCATATCGTCCCTTTTTTGGGGCGGTTTGGTGATTTGATTACTCATTTGACTACGACCTATTGCCATTTAACACTTCCAACGCTTGCGAGCTTGCCTCAAACGGCTGTTAGGGTCTTTTGCCGCTTTTGGAAACTTCTTCATCTGCCCAGCAGATCGTGCGCAGTAAGACTTACGCCTCTTCGCGTCCTTACTTCCGGGCTTAACCTTCCCTGTCACCGCTGTTTTAAGCTTAGAACCGGGGTTTTTACTACGATATGCCTTTACGCCAGCTTTTGTCATTCCCGCCCCAGACTTTGTGGGGCGGAAGTTCTTTTTGTTGCGCTTTGGCATCTCGCCTTTTTTAGAATCAGCCATACTCTTTCCGCATAGACATAATTATGGTGTAAGTATCTGCGCTAGTGTGGCCTACAGTCGTGAAAAGGACATCACCAGTTTTGCCGCTTCCAGAATTGTTTGAAAGACCACCAAAATTAGTGTAATCTTGATTACCACTTTGGTTTTCACCTAACTCAATACAGAAAACATTAGTTGAAGCGTCAAAAAGTATTTGAACCTTCATGCCAATGCACTGCCACCATATTTTTTCTATGACAACACCTGTACAAGCTTTACCGCGAGAGTTTGTAGCCAAACCACTAACATCAACCTTAACAACCGCAGCTTCACCAGAACCATCGGAAATATTAGTAAATTTTTGAACTACTTTTTTGTCACCATCTATAAGCGTCTGTGTCGCTACCGCATCAGCCATATTAATCTCCTATATGTAGCGGTGGGGCTTTCACCCCACCAGATTAAACATTAGCCGTTGTCATGGTCTACGGCCATGCCAGTGATGCGAATCCATACTTTACCAGCCGTGTACGCTGCGTCAGTGGCAGCGCCAGTGGTGAGATATAAAAACTTCTTAGTCATAGCAGCAAGAGTAGCCCCAGCATCTGCTGTGGCGTAAAAACCTAGAGATAGGTCACCGTTATTCAAGAGGTTTGTACCACTTGTCAACGCTGCGTCTTGTGCTGTAGTTCCTGTAGCTGAACAATCTAAGTTAATGTCTGGATCGCCGCCAGTTGGAACCTCGACACAGCCCATTTCGATGAGCATTGGAATGCCGTTTACTTCTTTAGTAATTGATCCAATGTGTGCTGAAGCTGCGCCAGCCGTACCAATAGCGTCACCAGCAGCACCGCCGCTTTTATAGCCAGCGTGAAGATCGATAATCCATGTGGATACGATTGTGCCGTCAACTTTGCTCACAAAGTGATTTGTACCATCGGCTGGAACACCCGCACCAATTGCATTTGGCACGATACCAAAAATAGTAGCACCTGTGTCTAGGCTGGCGTTGTTTGCACCTGCGGCTGTGCCTGTGCTTGTGTCAACGACATTGTTGCCTGTGGTGGCAATCGTCTGTAACGCAAATTGCGAAGGTGTAATTGTACCAGTTGTTGTGTTTTTAGTGACTTGCTGGAAGCCGCCTTCAGAACGCACTGGTCCTGAGAAAGTTGTATTAGCCATGTGATTCTCCTGTCGTGGCAAATGTCAGTCGCACCATGCGACTGTCAGGGATGCCCAAACAGTACAATAGATTTTTACAAAAAGAAAGAGGCGATCCGAAGACCGCCTCAATCTAACAAGTGCAATGTGTCTTACGCTCCAGGGGAGCCAAACACACAACGTGGGTCACTAAAGCCGAAGCTATAACGCTCACGAGCCTTGAAGCGCATGTTACCTGTGTCGAAATCAGCTTCCATGTTAGTGGAAAGCGGAGTCCGCTCAAAGTGAACAAAGCCACGAGGCGCATCAGTCTTGAGGAAAAACGCATCTGGATCAGTAAGGAAGTCGTTGACGGCATAACCATCAGGCAACATCCCCATTGAACGAATTGCGTTAGTGTCGTTGTCAGCAGTACCAGTGCGGAGGTTGGAGACCATCAGGCGCTCTGCAACGAATTGCAATTGCCGTGGGATCATCAACTTCATGCCGCGAAGAGCAACCTTCAAGCCACGTTCGTCAACATAACCAGCAATGTTGATCAGAGCGTCTTCCAAAGAAGTTTCGTTCAGATCAGCAGGAGTTGATGGTTCGTTAGCGAAAGTTCCACCGTTTGTAAGCGGGTGATCAGTGGCGCAAAGTGCAACACCGTCTCCGCCAGCAGATGCACCAGCGGTGAACGCATTGTTCAGTACCGCAGCGGCCTTAACCTGCTTAGTGTGGGCCATCGAACGAGCAAGGGCACGTGTGTAACGACTGCCGAGGCGGTCATACAAGTTGTCCTCGATTGCTTCCTCAGTAATTGAGAAGGCAAGCGCAACGGTTTCGTGGTTGTAACGAGCTGTGTATGCTTCGTTAGCATCGTCAAAGTTGACAGCGGAACCTTCAGACTTAGTAGGTGCCGAGCCAAATCCAGATAGCATAACTTCCTCCTCGAACGCTCTGTCCGATGATTCAGTTGTATACAGCTCTGAATGTTGGTTTTCGTAGCGATCGTACTCCATACCAAACAAGGCGTTGAGACCTGGTTCAAGCTCTTTCGCTAATTGTGCGCGTGAAATAGCCATGTTTTAGACCCCCTTATACGCCGGTCGTAGCAACAGTACCCGCTGCAATGGAACCAGTAGGCGCATTGAAGTGGTTGTTGATACGAACGATTAATGGAATGCCAGCGACAGTGAAATCCGAATTGTCTGGGTCATTTTGTATGCCCATAATACGGAGTGCCAAAGTGTTGGTAGCTGCGACTGTATTTAAATCTGCGGTTGCAGAAGAAATACCAGTAGTTGTAGAACCACTGTTGCCTGTTGCAAACGCGATGTTTGCGAACACAGATGTAAGAATTTCCGCTTCAGTGTTCTGACCAGCCACAACATTAGATGTTGCAATGGTGAACAGTTGATTTGGATCGTCATACAAAAAGGCTTTGACAGGGAAATTAGAATCCGCGCCAGAACCGGGCCATTGGTTTGCCCGAATAACT